CAAGGTCGAGACGCGCACCAATGATGCCACGATCGTCGACGAATACCGCGCCGACGGGCGCACAGTGACGGTGAAGATGGGCGGGAAACCTCCGACCGAGATGCAGTTCACCAACCTCATCGGGCGCATCCCGGTCATCCACGTCGCCAACGAGCGCAGCGCAAACGAGACGTACGGCCATCCCATCCACGAGGAACTGAGGCCGCTGTACGACCAGTATGACGATCTCATCTTCAAGCAGTTGGATGGCGCGAAGCTGCTCGGCAACCCGCTGCTGGCGTTCGTCGGGATGGAGGACATCGACCAGGTCATCAACGCCAACGACCCGGCGACGGACGACACCTATACCGACAAGGACGCCAACACCGAGACGCGCTACCAGCTCAACATCGACCAGAACGCCGTGTTGTTGGTGGGCAAGGGTGGCGATGCCAAGTTCGTCGCACCGCCCGTCGGCTTCACCGAGGACACCAAGACGGCGCTCAAGTCCTTGTTCCTGCTGCTGCTCGATCACACCGGCATTCCCGAGTTTATCTGGGGCGGGGAGATTTCAAGTGGGCGCTCCTCGACCGAAGTGCAGATGGACCAGTGGGTGCGCGACATCACAGGCCGGCAGGTAGACAACGAGGACTGGCTGCGCGAACTCTGTGAGATATGGCTGGCAATGGCGGCGCTGACTGATGCAAGGCTGGTGATGGACGACCTGGCGGTGAGTTGGCCCGAGGTGATCCCGCAAGCGGTGGAGCTGCTGCTGCAGCAATTGCAGTTCGCCAAGGACAACGAGCTCATCACGGACAAGACGGCGCTGACCTTGCTCGACATCGTGCCCGACCCGGAGAAAGAGGTCGAGGACGCGACTGCCGAGGCCGACGAGCGTCGGGAGAAGATGTTCCCAGAAGGTGACACACTGGGCTTTCAGCAGGGCATAGGGGAAGCACAGCGGCAGGAAGAGGCCGCAGGGGAGCAATCAGACAATGACTAGAGTGATCATCAACGATAGCGGCGAGCAGGAACTGTTTACCGATGCCAACCCCGGCGTGGTCGAGCTGGCGGCAGGAGCGCTATCCATCGGCACTGTTACGCTTGGTGCGGGCACGGCGACTGTCGGCAAGCTGGGTGCCAACTCAGGGGTGGATATCGGCGACGTGACGCTGAATGCGGGCACGGCAGCCATCGGCAAGTTGGCGGCCAACGACGGTGTGGACATCGGGAACGTGGATGTGGCTACCATTGCGGCTGGCGAGACGCACATTGGCGAGGTGGGCGGGAAGATCGCGACCATCACCGTCACGCCGACACTGACCGTGGCCGGGGCGTACACTGCCGGCGAGTTCGTTGGCACCTCCGCCACGGCCCTGGTGTTCGCCAATGCCGTCCGGGTCAGCGCGGGATCGGGCATCATCGAATCAGCGGTGCTGGTGGACTATGCGCTGCAATCGAAGGCTTGCGAACTGTGGCTGTTCGACACGGCGGTCACGCCTCCGGTCGACAATGCGGCGTGGACGATCACCGATGCACACGCGGCGACTTGCATCGGCGTGATCCCATTCTCGACGTACTACGCCTCGGCACTGAACAGCGTGTCTTCAGAGAAGGGTCTGGGCATCGCGTTCAAGGCCATCGCCACGACCATCTGGGGGGCGCTTGTGACGCGGGGTACGCCGACCTATGCATCCGGCGACGTGACCATCCGTCTGTCGATCTTACTAGACTGAGGCAAGCCAATGCCACTTATGACGGTAGGAACAGGGCGCGCGCTCATATCGAGCAGGGGCTTCCACGTCAGTGACGTGCCACAGGTCGAGGGCGATGCCCTGGTGTGGCTCTACAACCACACCAACGGCCCGAGCTGGACGGACCACACCAACTGGCTCGTGACGCACACGGTCGGCAACTGGTTCGGCATCACGGTTGGGGGCGGGCACGTGACACAGGTCGCTCTCAACACCAACGGTCTGAATGGGAACATCGGCGCGTTCCCGATCAACAACTTGCTATCACTGTCGTTGTTGCGCCTCGAAAGCAACGGCAGCATATCGGGCAACCTCGGCGGGTGGATATTACCCGCCGCACTGTCGCAGTTGCGCCTCAACAATACCAGCGTCAGCGGTAACGTCGGTGCCTGGACGCTACCTGCTGCGTTGACGCAATTGTATCTCAACAATACCAGCGTCAGCGGCAACATCGGCGGGTGGATATTGCCTGCTTTGGTTTCGCGGCTGATGCTCTACAGCACCAGCGTCAGCGGCACACCTGATATTAGCGGCAATACGGCCATGTCTCAGTATCTATATAGCAGCTGCGGTCTGACTCAAGCCAATGTGAACGCGGTGCTGCTCAGTATCTACACCCGACGCATGGCGTTCACCGATGCTGCGCCAGTGCTGAACGCCGGCGGGACGAACGATGCACCGTCGGGCGTGTACCAGGACGGCGACCCGCCGACGACCGGGCTGGAGTATGTCTATGAGATCGCCAACGACCCTGAGGCTGAAGGCTTCAACACCTGGGCCGTAACCTATACCGGAGGCACAGCGCCATGACCAAATACTACCTGATACGCGGAGAGCAGATCATCAGCACCATCGACAGCGACGGCGGGGACGTGATCGCGCTGCCATTGCTGGCAGGCGGGGATGCGATGTCGCTGCTGAACGAGCAGCACGCGCAGAACCTGATGGCGAATCTCGCCCTGTCGAGAGATGAGGCACTGGCGGCGCTGGGCATGGCCGACCTGCGCGACACGATGCTCAAGAGTGTCTTTGTCGGGTCCAACCCAGTGTCTCACGTGAGCGGCATCGCTGCCTATCATCTGATCGACGTGGGCGACTATGCGCTGTGGCAGGTGGACGGGCAGCAACAGGATCTCCTGGCACTGCACGCTCGACTGTGGGAGATGGCCCCGGCTGCGACGCTGGGATTGCTGGCTGTGGTGCAGACGTTCGGAGATGCATTCTATGTCAGCGCTGTGCGCACGGCCACAGGCATGACGGTGCAGCAGGCGCTCGCGCGGCGGGACAGGATCGCTGTCTATCTGGAGTCGCTCGGCTACAGCAACACGACAGCGCTGCGCGCGGCGATAGACGAGCACGCCCAGGTGCTGGGCGTGGTTGCGGCGCTGGGCTACACGGTGCAGCAGCTATGGGCAGCGATGGCGGAGTGACAGAATCCAGAGGTGGATCTGCCAGTACACGCGGGTCCACCATGGTTGCGGGAGCAGGGAGATATACCGAGTTGGGAATGTCCAGCCAGAGAGACTGCCGAAAATCGTGTTGGTATCCGGCAAACGATCCGGCACTTTCCAATCATCGAGGTTCATTGTTCCTCCCCTTGGGAATATGCGCTGGCATCATTGTAGCATGAGTTGCGAACTGAGTCAAGATAGTTCACCTAATCAGACTTGGGGACAGTGAGGGAACATGACGGTCACATACGTGGGCACGCTTGGGGGAACAGACTAGATATGGCCCGCAGCTACCGCAGCCGCCACTTGTCCGTGATGCGCGAAAACGAGCGGCGCATGTCCGCACTGTTCGCCGGTCTTGCATCCTATGCCGGCGGGCAGGTGCTCCGTGCGGCGGACGCGGATGGCATCGTGCCACGGGCGCGGACCTACGAGCTGCAGCGCGACATCGGCGACCACGTAATGCGGCTGTTTGTGGCGCGTGACCGGGCTGGGCAATTCTCGCCTTACCAGGTGCTGGCCGATGGCACGGTGTTCCCGACGTCGCCCTATATGCGGGCGCTGTGGACGGGCATCGGCGCGGCAATGCGGGTGCAGGTCGAGCAGCAGGCAGCGATGATGGACCGCTACCTACCAGGGGACATCAAGGGGATGCTGCGCGGGGGCATCGCACGCGAGCAGGGCACGGTGTTCACACCCAACCCGCTGGCGGCCTACGACCCGCCGCACCTGTGGGTGGATCCGAGCGGCTACCGGCTCAGCGATCGCATCTGGTCGACGGCAGGCACGACGCGGCGCAAGGTCGACGCGATGCTGGAGGACGGCATACGCAAGGGCCGGGCGTCACGGGATATGGCGAAGGATTTGGAGCGCTTCCTGGCCCCAGGCCGGCAGCTGGTGCGCACCAAGGCCCCCTACGGCACCGATGCCAGCTACGACGCGATGCGACTGGCGCGCACGGAGATTAGCCGGGCGGCGGCACAGGCGCACGAGACGGCGGCGCGGGCCAACCCGTTCGTGGAGAAGCTGCGCTGGAAGCTGTCGCCACAGCACCCGCGCACCGATATCTGCGATAACTACGCCGATAAGGAGTATTCGTTCGATGAGTTCCCGATGCAGCCGGCCCATCCACACTGCATGTGCTATCAGGAGAACGTGATGGTCGAGGACCGGCGCGAGATTTTGGACAGTTACCGCGACGAGATCCGCGCGGCACGACGGGCGGCGCAGCCTATCACCACGCCGCTACTAGTCGACCAATTCATCGAACAGCTGATGCGGGGTGCTATCGTGACGCGGGCGCTGGGGATGGTAGCGTGATGGATCCTATCGGTGTGGGCATCATCAGCTTCGACCGTCCGCAGTATCTGGGCCAACTGTTGGCATCCCTGGAGGCACAACGCGATGCGCCGCCCATCGAGTATCATCTGTTCCAAGATGGCGCCGTGAACCGCTACAGCGGGCGGGTGGTGGGCGACGCGGGGCGCATACAGGAGGCGGTCAAGCTGTTTCAGGACGCCCGCCTGGAATCCGGCAAGGTGACGCACATTCGCGCGGATAACGTAGGTATCGGCATCAACCAATTCGAGGCATACGAGCTGATGGTCGAGCGCTACCCGCGCATCGTGATGCTGGAGGACGACGTGGTGCTCTCGCCCTATTGGGGGCGATTGCTGCCGATGCTGTTTGAGGGACTGGAAAGTCACCCAGACGTGTTCGGCTTCAGCACCGGCTTCAAGCGCCGATGCGCGTCCCAAGACATCGAGGCCAACCTGGGTCGCGTGGCGACGATACACTCGCACTGGTGGATGGTGGCATTTACGCCGGAGCGATGGGCGTGCATCCGTCCACACTACCTGCGCTATTATGAGCTGATCCGAGAATGCGACTATGGGCACATTCCGCACACGCAGATCCATGAGCTGTTCCAGGCGGTGGGCTGCGGCCGCCACGCCAGCAG